TTAGCCGCTGACGATTCGCAAATTCGCCCGGCGCTTCATCTGATCGCGCTTTTCTTCGCGGGCATTGATGGCTCGGGCGATATCGACGGCCATTCTTTTTTTGTTGGCATCCCGGACATAATCGTCGGTCACGGTCATTGAGGAGTGCCCCATCGCCTCCATGATCATTCGGGCCTGAATGTTGCACTCGGCCAGATAGGTGCCGAAGGTCCGCCGCAGGCCATGGAGCGTATACCCCGCCGGGATATCGGCCTGTTTGGTCCAATGCGCCATCATCCCGGTCAGGCTTTTCTCGGAGAAGGGCTCGCCGTAGCCGTTCTTCAAAACCGTGCCGCCCTTGCTCCGGTCAAGCGGCGCCAGCGCCTCCGCCAGCTTGTCGACCACCGGGATGAACATTTCCCTCCCGCCGTGTCGGTTGGAGTTCTTCTTTTGGCGGAAATCAAACGCATCGATCATCACCAGCGAACCGTCGAAAAGCTCGATTTCCTCGGTGACAAGCTCATCCCATAGGAGGTCGGCGATATCGCCGCGCCGATTGCCAAGCCAGAAGCCGAGGGCGTAGCAGGTCCGGGCCGCCGTGCCGATCGGATGCCGCGCCTCGAATTGCTCCCGGATGGCAATCGGCCAAGCCGGGTTCTTCTTCGATTTCGGGACGCGGACGCGGATCGAAAGCGAGGGGTCGTCCTGCGGCTTGATCCATTTCTCCACCTCGATCGAGACCCACAGCAGCTTCTTGATGGCCACCAGCATGTGCTTTGCGACAGTCCGGTTCTTCGAAAAGATGCCTTCGATGATTGCACGCAAGCGGTCGGCATCGAGATACTCGACCGGCACATCGCGCCATTTCAGAGCGCGCTCGGGATCGACGCGCATATTTATGAACCGCTCGATCAGGGCGGCGTTCTTTTTTTGCGTCTGCGGGTCGTAATCGAGCCATTCCATCGTCGTTTCGAGACGAAGCTGCGCGGCGGCAAATGATCGCGGGACGATCCGACCGGGGCGCATCGCGATCACGTCGGCCGCCTTGCCAGTCCCGGCTACAGCCTGCCGATAAGCCTCCTCGAAAGCCGCGTCGCCGGGCTGGCCGGGCAGGGTGATCTGTGGTGCGTTGCGGTTCGCGCGAAAGCGGTAATAGGTCTTGCCATTGACGACGCGAGAAGAGGCGCCGGGATAATCAGGCAGCTTTGCCATCGCGCCCCTCCAGCCGGTCGGCTATCCAGACTTTAATGAGGGCTTGCCGGGTGATCCCCAAGCGCTGCGCCTCTTGATCCAATTTTCCGACCACCCACGAAGGGAAATCGACATTGACGCGGTGGGGCTCCAAATTGGGGCGCTTGCCCTTCTCCCATTCCACCGCCTCGGCGATGTCCTCGCCGGCATCAAAGCGCCGGTCAAATTCAGAGGCTTTCATAGTGCTCTATCTCCTGTTTCCGGGCGCGGCGCACCGATATGATCCGAATGGCTGTGCCGCGATGCGTGAAAACCGCTGTCCAGTGCTTGCCGCCGATCTGGCCGATTGCCAGAAAGCGGGGCTCGTCTTCGGTTTTCGCGGGGACTTCCAACAGCCGTTCGTCAAGCCAGAGGGCCTGCGCGGCATCAAAGTCGATGCCGTGCTTCTCAAGGTTCGTGGCGCTCTTGGCCGGGTCAAATTCGAAGTCCATGGCCGGACGTTAGGATAGAAACTATATCTGTTCAACGGGTATTTCGCAATCAGCCCGGTACTCTTGGACTGTTGGCGATCAGCGCCTCCAAGCCGCCGCCGCCTTTTTTCGGCAGGTCCGAGAACGCGATATCGAGTTCGACGCGATCCCATACCGTGCGCCCGTCGATCTGACGCGGCTTCGGCATGCGCCGGTCGGCGACCATTTCGTCAAACTTGGTCGTGCCTACGCCGATGTAGCGGGCGGCCTCCTCGTGGGACAGGCCGCGCGGCGGATAGGAAAGAGGGTCCGATTTGAGTGTCATAGCGGCAACCTCGTTTGCGCTTCCTCCTCATCGGCCCACCGCCGATAGTCCTCGGCGATGGCCTCCATAACCTCAATCTCATGCTCGGCGGATTGCTGCCGCATGCGGCCCTCGGCGACGAGCCGGGAATAGACCCACCGCCGCTGCTTGACCTCGCGGGCGGCGCAATTTGCTTTTTCGCGGTAGCTGATCATTGGCGTGTCATCTCCCTATCCGGGTGCCCTTCCGGGCCGAAAAGGATCATCTCGTTGACGGGGATCAGGTCGCCGACATTTGCAATAAGTGCGTCGAGCATCTTCTTGCGGAGATTAGGCGACCAGCCGGCAATGAAGGTGGCGACCAAATCGGCAAGCACGACGCTTTGAACCTCGGCCGGGTGGCCGGCCATAAGAGGCTTAACGGCCTCCACTATCAGATTGACCTGATCGCAAATTTTAGCGGCTTCTTCCTGCGTCACCATTGCCTTGCTCCTTTGGCTTGGCGGCCAGCGCATGGAGATAGCGGGTCGCCTCCGGGCCTTTGATATCGCCTCGGATAAGCTGTTCCGCCGTTCGGCAGCACGCCTCAACAAAGGGGATATCGTCGGGCAATTGTTGCACCCATGCCGCTTTCACGGTCGGGACAAGGTTCTCCAACTTCCATGGCGCCGCTGTTTCCTCGTCGGTGGCGAAATGCAGAAACTTGGCGATGCATTCGTCCCGATCCGGGGTGGCGGCGGCGGACGTGGGGGAAGCGCCGCCGCTGCCTTTGCCGGCGTCCGGGAGACCATCGGAGGCCGGCGGTTCATCGTCGCCCGCGTCGGGCGCTTCTTTTGAAAGGGTCTCCGGCTCCACCCCGGTCACGCGTTGCAAATAGAGCATCGCGTCTTCATAGAATTCCTCGAATTCCGGCTCGGTCAGATCATTCAGGCTGCGCGGATACATGATCCGCACGTTGCCGGTCGTGCCGCCGTCGTCCATCAGGCCAAACGTCCGCTTAATCGCGTTCGCGGCGTCTTTGACGGTGCGCCAGGGCGTGTCGCAGTTCTTGATGACGAGCCCGAGGATCGCCCAAAATTTGCGGCGCTTCTTGCTTTGCGGATCGGTGATCGGCTGGACGAACATCGTCGTGCCATGCCGATACGACTCGAGCCGTTCGGCGGAAAAGGCATCGGCCGGCGTCAGCTTGCCGGCTTCGACGGTCATGCGGAGCGGGGGGATATCTTCCTTCATTGCTCTATTCCCATCAACCGCCGTGAGAACCGCGAATAGGTCGCCCCCATCCTCTGGTAGATCAGACGGTCGCGTCGCGGTCGCTTTCCAGCGCCTTTTCATAATTGAGGGCGGCGAGGAGCTGGTATTGCTCGGCACGCCACAATTGCTCCTCGTCCTTCATCAATGGCATTTCAGCACCTGCCTTGCGCGGGCGAGGGCGGCGCCGAATGTCCACGGCTTGGCGTGCACTATGTCGTTCCAGCCGGGCGGCAAGTCGCGCGCGTCCAGCCCATAGCGCCGCAGATGCGCCCGCTCGGAGTCGACGAATGCATGGGGGAAGCCACGGCAGCGGAGATATTGCGCCAGCAAGCACTCGCGGCAGCTGACGTAATCATAATATTGCTCCGGGTCCTGCGCGGCGATCCAATCAATCAGGGCGGCATTGTCGAACGTCGGCCTCATTTCCCATCCTCCTTTTCCAGATCGCGCAGCCGGCGCGCTTTGATCTTCTGGCAAATCTCTTGATCAAGGTCGGAGCCTTCGAACCGCGCCATCGGGTCAAGCTCTGTCCAGATTTCCTCCACGCTGGCGGCGTCTTTCGCCTCGGCCAGCCGGTCGCGCAGTTCGTCAAAGAATTCCGCGTCCGGGGTGGAGTCGGCATCGACGCCGCCTATCTCCTCGCGATCGGGGTCGGGCTCGTCATCAAGGGGGGAGGTCGAGTCTACCGGCGGCTGCCCGGTCCCGGACTTGACCTCCGTCGCATCACCCTGCGCCGTCTGGATTTTTTCACCAGCAGGGCTCTGCTGAAATATGCGCGGCGCGCGCGGCGCTGCCGGCAATAGGGCAATGTTCTGATCTTCGGCGATCCTCCGGCCCTCGTCCTCGTCGTAGATGCCGGCAAAGCCGAAGGCATAGCGGGCGCATTGCATCAGCGCCTTGTGGCGCAACATGCGGTGCTTCATTTTCCATGGTTCGGTGTCGCGCCAGCACTCGGAGAGGTATTCGGTGACGACGGTCGGGTGGCTTCGGTCCTTGCGATGCATGATGCACGTGCAAGAAATCGGATCGCCGTTGGCATCACGCTCCCACGTGAATTCGAAGCCGTCGCAAGCTGGATGCGAATTGACGAGGTTGATCCACCCGTCAATTGAGACGATCGGCACGACACCGCCGCCACGCTTCGGATAGGCGAAAATCTCGCGCGTCAGCGGGTTGAGGTCGTATTTCTTGGCGACCAGCAGGAAGGCGGCGAATTCCTCGCGGGTCAGCGGCCGGAATTGCTCGCCCTTCTTTGGGGTCGGCGAGCATTGCGCCCGCACCGTCATTTCGAAGGCGTCGGCCTCCATGCCGAAATGCGCGGCCATATCGACAAGCACAGACCGGCGCGGCGCTTTTGCAAGCTGGTTCATACGACTGTCCTTTCCTCGATGATCTCCATTCCAGGCACCGCGACATTGGCTTTCGCCAAGCGCGCGCAGGCCTTATCGGCGGCGTCCTTGATTTCTTGGGTGTCCTTGATCGAGGCGAGGAAGGTGTCGAGATCGATGATCCGGCCGACGCGGCGGGTGCGCAGTGACGTCTTGGCGCCAGTCCGCCCGGCTTGCGGGCGCCTGTATTCCGCGTGGCGCTCGGCCTCTTTGGCGGCGGCCAGCTTTTCGCCGGCCTCGCGCTCGGCCTCGGGCGTCCTTGCCTTGCTCAAGGTTTCCTCGGCCTCGCGGCGCAAGCGCTCGGCTTCGGCGGCGGCGGCCCGCACGCGCTCCTTTTCAAGCCGGTCCTGCTCTTGGAGCCACGCAAGCTGATGCCGTTTCAAGAGCTTTTGCAGGCCCTCAGGCTCCTCGCGCAATTCGCGCCATTTGGAGTCGATCTTCCGGGCTTTGACGAGAACCGGCGCCTTTTCCTCGGCGTGCAGCTTGTCGGCCCGGTTGGCGATATCCTTGAGCCGCCGCGCCCATATGGCTGCCTTGTCGGCGTCCTCCTTGCTGGCAATCGGCTTTTTCAGGAAGGCGAGGGCCTGTTCCTTTTCGCAGAGCCATTCGATGCGCAGGGCCTCGTATTCATCGGCCTCGGCGCCGCTGTTATGGCCTATGCCGGCGGCTGGGCGCTCGGGCTCGTCGGCCCATCCGTTGCCGGCCTTGGCCCGATCAAACGCTTCCTCGCTGATGGGGTTCTTCACCGCCCACAGGAACAAATCCTCGATCTGTTCGCGATCGACGGGGCGGCCGGATCGCGTCGCGTACCAATCGCCGTCAGCGCCCCGCCAAAACTGCACCGGCTCCCAATCGCCGCCCTTGCGGCGGACGCGGAAATAGCCGGTCCAAGGCTCGCCCGGATGAATCGTGAGTTTTCCGGTGCCAATCTTGCTCGGATCGGCAAGCGCGGCCTGCCACTTATCCCAATCGTTTTGCATGGAGTCCTCCCTTTTATGGAGGCCCTTATGAAAACAATATTTGCACAGCCCCACAAGAGGCGTGCAAATGTTATTTGCAAAAACGGAGGAGTCGCTTCGCTGGCTAACGTTGAGCCAGTCCGCTGCGGAGACTCGCCCCCGAAGCGCGTCAGGCGGCCTCGGGCGGCGTCAAGATATCCGTTGGTATGATTATCGACCGGCGCTCGCGATGGATCGGGCGGCCTGCTGCTTGGCGCGCATAATGTCGATGTCCGCGTCGGTCAGCGTCATCGAGATCGGCGCGCGACGGGGGAAGTGAAGGTGATAATTGAACTGCTCGGTGGCGGGGTTAAATCGGACATAGCTCTTGTGCACATCCGGGCGCGCGGCGCGCCGGATCACCTCGGCGAATTGGATGGCCGGGTAGGGGGCGTTGCGAACGTTGGAGATCATCGCTGCGAGGGCTTGGCTGGCCTCATGCTGGAGCCAGGCGGCGTCGTCGAACGATCGGATCAGGACGGCCATACGCTGACCGTCCTCCGCCTGCATATGGGCGACGAAATTGTCGCCCACGGCAACGACGTGAAAGTCTTTCAGAGCCGGGGGGAGTCCATCCTCTGAGTCAATTTCCGGTACCAAGAGTCTACCCATAACCGCATATAACCTCTCATTATTTTGGTTTCCGCCGCTGTGAATAATCCCCTGTTTCAACCTCGGGCGGACCCGAGTCTTCGTCGCCCCCGCTCTCTTTCCTTCCCAATGCCCGCAGCCGGTTATCAATCATGGCCTGAAAGTGCTCATAGAGCGTTTCGTATTCTTCCGGCGGCAGCAGTTCCAGCTTTGAATCTATGCTCGGCTTTGCGATCGGGGTGCCCTTTCCCTCGGCAAGCCAGAGCCACGAAATATTGAATTCCTTCGCAATGGTTATCAGGTGATCGCGCTTCATTCCGACGCCGATCTCCCAATTTCCTACGGCCCCTCGGGTCACCCCAAGGCGGTCAGCAAAGTCGGATTGCCGGCGGTAGCCGAGTATTTCCTTCCTGAGATATCTGATGCGTTTGCCAAGCTCGACAAGCTCTGCATGCTTTTCAGCTGCCTCCCGTTTTTTACCCGCCGCTGATTCAGCGCGGCTCCCTAATCGCCTTTTCCCGCTCGTCACAGGTGCATTTCCCCCACCTAGGTTCAACCATGCCACACGCCAGCTTAACTTGTCACCGTGGAATTCTCAAAATGTCTTGATCCATCGTGCAAATATTGTTTTCATTCCGAGCATGATTACACGCAAAGACATTTTGCCGAATGATCCGTTCGCGGCTTGCAAGCTCGCAAAGGAAAGGGCCGGGGGATCGCGGATCCTCGGGCCGATGCTCGGGATAACGCGGCAAGCGGTGGATGCCTGGAAGGTCGTGCCCTACAAGCACGCCCGCCGGGTTTCCCTCGAAACCGGCATCTCCTGCCATCTGTTGCGCCCGGATATTTTCGGGCCGGCGCCAAACGAGGCGGCGGAATAGCCGCCTTTTCTGTTCCGCCAGCCGCACCTTGCCCCCGGCCGGCGGGAAAAGGCCACCGCGCCGCTGGGGTTCCTTTTCCTCCATGGCGGCCTCGACTGACGCGGTGGCCGCCCCTTGGACCCAAAGAGGAGGCCACCCAATGCCCGCCACCATCGGCGACAATTCCAAGGACCTTACGCCAGCCGAGCAAAAGGCCCTTTTCATGCATCACTTCGGCGAAATCCTGAAACAAACCGATATATGCAAGGCTGAGAACGCCAAGCGGCTCGCGCTCCGAAAACAAGCCAAGGCGGACGGCATCGTCCTCGCCGACATCGATTTCGGCCTTCGCTGTGCGCAGATCGAGGACCCGCAGATCATTATCAACGAACAGCAGCGCCGGGCACAGATCGGACAATATTTCGCGCTGCCGATCGGCGCCCAAACGGAATTCGATTTCGACCGCGAACCGGCCGTCGATCGCGCGAGGCGCGAGGGCGAAAGGGCGGGATATGAAGCCGCCAGCCCCAACACCAATCCTTACGACGAGAATTCGGCGCAGGGCCGCGCGTGGGCGAAGGGCTGGAAAGAGGCGCAGGCGGAAATGGCCGCCAACCTTCAGTCCGCGATGGAGAAGAAACAAGCCGATCGCGGCAAGAAAGCCGCCGATCTGGCCGCCGCTGATGATGGCGGAATCGACCCCGAGGACGACGACGAGGCCGATCTGGCCGAGGCCGCCGAATAGGAGGCCGCCATGCCAAATCGAGAACCCGAGAACGTCATCTGGAAAGAGGCCGACCGCGAGAAGGTGGCCGGCATGCTCGAAAAAGGCTGGTCGGCCGCGAAGATCGGCCAAGCGATGGGAATTTCCCGAGGCGCGGCCATCGGCCGGATTTTCCGCAATGACCGATTAAGGGCGCTGATGAAGCGCCCGCCCAAAGTCGCAAGCCCGAGGAGGTGGCCGGTGCAAAAGGTCGCCGCGAAAGTAAAAGCCGCCCCGGTGCCGGTCGTCCAGCTGCCGCCGCCGCCCATGCGCTTCGTGCCGCTGGCCGAATTGAAGCGCGGCGATTGCCATTGGCCGGTGAGCCCGCATAGCGCCGCCCCGGATCAGCACCTATTTTGCGGCGCTGGCACCCGCAAGGGCCAGAAATGGTGCCCCTATCATCAGCTGATCGGCTATCAGCCTCGGGTGCCGCGCCATGGGTAAGCGCTCCTCCTTCCCCCGGCGCAAGGCGGACGATTACTCCACCCCCTTGAAGGGGGTAATGCCGGTGATCCCGCATCTGCGCGCCGAGAGGATCGTGACCTTTGTCGAGCCGTGCTCGGGCGCCGGCAATCTGGTCGCGCATCTATGCCGCTTCGGCTTCCTTTGCGCCTTTGCCCGCGATCTGCGCGACGGCTTCGACGCCCTGACCTGCGATCCAAACATATTTCAGGGCGCCGACGCCATCGTGACGAACCCGCCTTGGTCAAGGCACGTGCTCCATCCGATGATCGAGCGCTTTTCCGACATCCTGCCGACGTGGCTCCTGTTCGACGCCGATTGGGTACACACCAAGCAAGCGGCCCCCTACATCGACTATTGCTCGACAATCGTCTCGGTCGGCCGGCTCAAGTGGATGCCGGGCACCAAACATAGCGGCAAGGACAATTGCTGCTGGCATCGGTTCGACCGCCGGCATTCAGGCGGCCCGCGTTTCATCGGCCGGCCCTCAAATGAAACGGCAAAAAGTTACGTGGGGGCGCCGGCCCCATGCTGATCCTCGGCCTCGACCAGTCCATCACGCGCACCGGGTTCGCTCTGTACGAATACCCCGGCGACGAGCGGCAAATGCGCTGCGGCTCGTTTTCGTGCAAGGACGGGGCCGATCCCGAGGAGAAATGCGAACTGTTCGCCCGCCAATTCAAGCGGTTGGTCGGGCGGAAAGAGCGCCGCCCCGATTTCATCGTGTGGGAGCGCGCCCGGCGGCGCATCTCGGCCTATCCCAAGAAGCCAAATCCTGATTTGCTCGGGCTGGGCGGTGACGAACCCGCCGTGTGGACGGTCAACGCCGACCAGCTGCTCTTGCCGGAAATCCAAGGCATCATCCGGGGCGAGGCGATCAGCTACCGCATTCCCCATGAGTCCGTTCCGCCGGCCACATGGCGCGCCGCGATCTATGGCAAGGGCGGCGGCAAGCTGTCCCGCGCCGACGCCAAGGCGCAAGCGAAAGCCTATTGCAAGGCCCTCCGGATCGAGGCCGGCAACGAGGACGAGGCTGAGGCCGCATGCATCGCCCGGTGGGCGGCGACGTGCTCTCAGCAATTCCGCCTTCTGGCGGCCGGGGTGGCCGCATGACGCAGCTTGTCGTTAGCCTCTTTCCCGGCATTGGCTTACTGGACATGGCATTCGAAGAAGCCGGGTTCTGCATCGTGCGCGGGCCTGATCTATTGTGGGGCGGCGATATCCGCCGCTTCCATCCGCCGGCCGAGCGCTTCGACGGCGTGATCGGCGGCCCGCCTTGCCAGAAATTCAGTACAGCCGGGGCGATCGTCGGCAGCGAGAAAGACGATCTGATCCCCGAATTTATCCGCGTTTTCGAGGCGGTGCGCCCTGCCTGGGCGGTCATGGAGAACGTCCCGCAAGCGATCGGCCATCCCGCGATCCCGCGCGACTGGTTTCATTTCAAACTCCGGGATTACGATTGCGGCGGCCATACCTCGCGGGTGCGGGCCTTCTGGACATGGCCATTCATGGCGCTGGTCTCGCCGCGCGCTGCTGGCGACGCTTCTCATTCGGTCATGGCCAGCACCCATAAGCGCGGCGGCGGGCAATATGCCAAGGATAAAGGCTTCCTGCCAGGCAATCTCCCGATTGCCGAATATGCCCGCCTACAGGGCGTTCCCGAGATCGGCCGCCGGCTGATCGAATTCAATTCCTCGCGCGCCTTTGCAATCCACGTCCTCGGAAATGGCGTGCCGCTGGCCATGGGCCGGGCGGTTGCAAGGGCGGTCGCCCAAAGCATCAAGAAGGAGGTCGCGGCATGACCAGGAAAAAACCCGCATCCTCGTCTGCCACAAGGTGGATGAAATTCTATCCCCGAGACTGGATCGGCGACTCCGAATTGCGCACGTGCAGCCTCGCCGCGAGGGGCCTCTGGATCGACATGCTTTGCCTGATGGATTCCGCATCGCCGCGCGGCCACCTCAAGCTCGGGCGAAAGAGGATCGATCCGCCGACGCTGGCCGGCCTGACGAACACGCCCGTGGGCAAGGTCGAAAAGCTGCTCGGTGAGCTACGGAAAAAGGGTGTTTTCAGCGTCACCACTCACGGCACAATTTATTGCCGAAAAATGGTAGCGGAGCGCAAACGGAGCGCAAACGGAGCGAAATTGGCGGCCATTCGATGGACGAAAGAGACTGAATACAAAGAGGAAATTCCGCTACGCAATGCGGGCCGCATGACTCCAGAATCCAGAAACCAGAATAAGCAAGAATCTTGTAACTCCAGACTCGTAGCTGGGCGCGCGAAGCGCCACCAGCAGCCAGCCAAAGAACCTCCCGATTTCAGCAAGGACCCGGTTCACATCTCGGAGGCGCTCAGTCGCACCCGCATCGTCAGGCATTGAACGGAGAAAGGATTGATCATGCACACCAAGGATTTTCTCGCTCAAGAACTCGTGAAAGCCGGGCTCCCGGACATGGCGGAACGAGCGCGCCAGGGGCTTTACCACGATTTCCTATCACCGCTGGATCTCCCTTCGCTGGTCCTCGACTCCGATCTGCAAAAGGCGGCCAGACGCGGAAACAAGGCGGCGGAGGAAATGCGCCGCCGGCACCACAATGGCGAATTTGACGCCTCGAAAGCGGAAAGCGACGAGTGGGCGGCAAGCCCGGAAGGCCGGGCCGCCTACGCGCTGCTGGCAAAGGGAGGGATCAAGCTATGACCTATGCTTGGCGGGAGATCATCCCGACGCAAACGGGCGTGTTCAGCGCCGCGTGGATCATCGACGCGGCATGGGCGCACCCGATCTGGAGCCAATATCTGCTAGCGCTCTACGATCTGACCACGCCGGCCCCCGAGGTCGGGACAGTGGTTTTCTACATGCCCGGCGCCACGCATGAATTCGTTCTGCATGCGCTGGACCCGGAACGGCTCATCCCCAAGGACGCGCCAATCCATGGGAGCGGCTATCGGCCGCTGATCCCGCCGAATTATGGCTACCAGTTCAAGGCTGATTCCGACGAGGCCGCCCTGGCGCGCGTGCAAGAGCTTGTCGATGGGATCGTTGCCCAAAAGCTGAGCCCGGACACGGATTTCCGCTCGCTCTGGAATAAGCTGCTCGCCGATGCCTATCCGCTCGTCCACTGAGAAAATTGCGGCCGAGCCCGCCTATGTGTGGCATGGGGCGGGCTCGGCCATTCCGGGTGCACCACAGTCGGCCCTGTTCGAGGGGGGGTGCAGGGCGGCGGGCTACGTGGGATTTTCCCCGCCATTTGTCCGACTAGCGCAGCATTCTTTCGCAGGTTTTCGCTACGCTCTGCTGCGATCAGCCACCCGGAATTCGGAATTTGTCTACGGCAGCGGCTCCGGGCCATAGCCGGGATAGAGGGCTTTAAACCGCTCCACCGCGAAATTGACCAGCTTCAACGGGACAGGCATTTCCGGCAAAGGATGGTCGCCCCGACGGCCGAGCATAGCATTGGTGCAGATTTCCAGCGCCTCTGATTCGCTGTAGCGGCCAGCGTCAGCCACGCGGGTCGCATATCCGTGACGACCCGGTCCCCACCAGCGGCGGTGCTCGTTGGACCAAATTAGGAAAGTATTATTTTCTTTCACGCCGCATTTTTCCCCTTAGATTTTATGGCCAGCGCCTCAAGCGCGAGCGCGATGATCCGGGGCGCGCCCTGAAATGCGTAGCGCTGAGACGTGCGGAGCCCTATTCCCAAGGCTTTTGCGGCCATATGATGATCCATTCCGAGCGCGGCGATCGCCGCTTTGTATTCGCTGGCTGTCATAATTGCCGGATGATAATTGCCAATTTGGCGGAAAACAATATTGACACAGCGAACTATTATCTCAACCATGGAGGGCTCCGAAAGGCAAATTAAAAGGAATACACGCAAGGGCAAGCGCAGATGGGGCGTTGAACGGAGGAGGAAGGAATCCGATGCAAATTGTAGAATTGGACCGCGCCAGGCGCTTCAAACTGGCCCGCGAGAGGGCCGGCATTCGGGAGTACAGCTTCCGAAATACCTATGAGCTGGTCGAATTCGTGGCAAGCGAGATACGGGCCTCGAAAATCAAATACACCAAGTTGGCCAAGAAGGCCGATTGCCACCCGCACACGGTTTCGAACATCGCCTGCCGGGTCACGGTAGCGCCCCGCGTCTCCACGGTGCTGAACATCCTTAAAGCCCTCGGCTATGAAATCTTCGTTCGGGGCTGATCATGGATATCGCTCATAAAATCCGCGATCAGATCGCCCACCACCGCGCCGAAATCCTCCGATTGGAATCCGCCCTTGAGGTGATCGGCGAAGTCACCGGGAAGCCGGCCAAGGCTGAAAAGCCGATGATCACCATTCGCAAGACCGTTGACTATGACGCGCCAGCCGCGCCGAAGCAGCGACCGAAGCCCAATAGGTCGGCATCGCGGAAGCTAGAGGCCCGGATCATGGATGATTTGAGAGCTAACGGCCCGAGCCATTCGCGCGATGTCCAAAAGCGTTTAGGCGTCGAAAAGAAGGCGGTGTGGAACCGGCTTTACGCGATGAAGGAACGCGGCGCGATTATCCGGGAGGGCGATCTCTATCGCATGCCCGATCAAAGTTTGGTGTCGGAGCCCGCCGCCGCCGTCGAGGCCGCATAAGCCCGCGCCAAAGGCGGTGGCGGGACGGTTCGCCGCAATCCCCGCTCGCCACCGCTCCCAAGTGCTGACAGGAGGATAAGCTACAATGAAAGGGCGACGCATGAGGCGGAGTTTGAAAATTCAGACCACCGAGATTGATCAGCAGATAGGCGCCCGCGTTCGGGAATTCCGCCTGCTGCGGAGCATGTCGCAGGAGGCGCTTGCTGAAAGGCTAGGGATAACCTTCCAGCAATTGCAAAAATACGAGAAGGGGTTGAACCGGGTCTCGGCCTCGGCGCTGATCCTGATCTGCAAGGAGCTTGGGATCACGCCCAACCATATCCTCGGCTCGTTCTTCGATGACGACAAGGACGCCACGCTCGTCCATCAACTCATGCATCAGATCGCCGTGCGCGACCGTAAGCTGAACGCCATTCAGGCCGCCTTCTCAGATGAAAATCTCAAGGTTAGAGCCCATGCTTGAGGTCGAATGGCACACCGTTTCTCCGTTCTGCGGCGCCCGGCATAATTCGATCAGTCCTCCTTAGGCTGCCAACATGCTTAACGGGTCTAACTGCAAAGCAAGTCAAAGGGACTTGAACCGCACAGCCAATCCCTCACGGACTGAGGAGAAACTGTCTGGCTCGCGGTCAATACGTAAAGGAAAGTCCAAAATGCAGTCGCCTGCTTCCTCATCAATTCCGATTCAGGCGGTATTCCAAACTTGCTCAGAACCTCGAATGAGAGCTGGACCGACTTTTGAAGCGCGGGCTCCAGCTCTTCCATCGGTTCGTCGGAGTTCCGATCCAAACTTCCCTGAAGCTTTTGAAAGCCATCGAAAGCCTTCGCCTTCATGTCGTCGAATGATGGCATTGACGATGCATATACTTCGACCTCACTGGGACCACTGAAGGCTCCTAGGATCAGGTTCAGTCGAAGGGCATCGACGCCCAACAGTACGGCCTGGAAGCTCCTCTCGTCGACCAAGAATTCAGCAACTTGTCGCTGAGACGGCCGAGTTGGATCTTCCGCCTGAGCGCCAGCAGACCGAGCCGAGCACAAAACCAACACGGCACCGGAGAGGAGCACTTCCCGCCTGTTCATCGTCACTTTCCTTTGATCGTGTTGATAAGCGCCTTTGCCACGGTCTGAGAGTAACAGCCGAGCGCAATCAGAAATAAAATTAGACCTATTGAAAACGTGACAAACTGGAATAGCCCATCCATCCCAGCGGTGTCAGGTATCGAAATCGATGCCTTCGATACACTCTCTTTAAGCGCATAAACGACCGAACCTTTCAGCTTGTACCCGGCAAAGAATGAGAGTGCAGAACTGATTGCTGATCCGTAGAGCAAAGTCATCAGCGGCAACGACGCCCCACCTTTCGAGTGGAGATGCATGACTATCAGAAAACAGACCCCGAAGAAGGGAAGGCAGAGAGCCCAGAGATCATTTGATTGGCTGATCGCAACATCAGCCCATTTGAAGAAGGCTTCCCTAAGCGACTCATCATCCAGCTGGGTCGCTGTATTTACTGGATTCACCACGAGCCCCCTCACGAATCCGATTTTTGTCATGCGAGGCTACATGCTTGGCACATGCCGTCAACCCCGGGGTTAGGCCGCAAGCATACTCAACTGCTCTGCGATTTGGCGCTCTTCTTCTGTGTGTCACAATCGTCGAAAAGGTGACCCGCCGCTCCACCACTCAGGGAGCGCCGGCAATACGAAGCAAATCAATCGCCCGCCTTGCCACGTCGCAAAGGCCGCTGTGGATTTCCTTTGAGCGCCTCGCCGATGCCGGGCGACTCTTGTAGGTTGAGGCGCGACGCAACTAGGGAACGAATCGCTATGACGCAACGCTACATCATCACAGCGGAAATCGCCGACCGCGAGCCGGACGGCCTGAACCCCGAAGATGGTTCGCCGGTTTACAGAATGCTGCCATCTCGACAGACTTGGTCAGCCGATCCATCGATGACCATCGGTGAAATCATGCAGAAGGTTGATCGGACGCGAAATGTCTATCGTGTGACCATCACGGAAGATAGTTCCGACCAGAAGCCTTGGTAAGCAAAGATGATCTCCGCGATTCGAGAATGGCTTGCTGAAAGAGCGGGCCGTTCGCAAGCTGCCCGCGAGATTCAATTCCTGTCGGCTGGCTACTTCACGAAGGCACAAGCAGCCGAACAACAGAATGAGCGGTTGAAGGAAAATGGGGGACGGAACCCATACGCACGCGGCCATGGGGAACGCTGGAATGAGGAAGGCCATCGTGACGCTCAAGCCGGGCGAACACGCTCCGCAAAGTTTGGCAACACGGATTACGATATCGGATGGATCGAGGGAATGCGCGCCCGGCACGGACAGGGCTTCCGCCACGAAAAACTCGAGCCAGAGTATGAAAGTCTGGTGCGGCTGCTCATATCCCCAGACCTATGGCCCTCGTTTGGCGTTAGGCATGAAGAGAATTGAAAGGGGTACGGCAGCCGTCTTTCTCCTTGATCTCACTTAGAAGAGAGGGCCCAAGGCGTTTGGTATAATCGGGGTGATCCGTTGAATCGCCCCGAGGAAAACGCCCCCTATGGCAAAGAGGAAAACGCGCGATCCGCACCGATCCTTGCGCGCCGTCGTCGTTGATAATCCCTTCTATAGCCGCGCCCACTCAGGGACCGCCGGCAATCCCAAGCAGATCAGCGCGGTAATCAATACCCGCCAGAGCGCGGTCATCATGCTTTACTCGCGTGGCCGCCTCGATCCCGCGCAGCTGGCCGCCGCCAATAAGTTCGGCGCGCTATGGGAGACGATGGGCGGCAAGGGTGCCGGCGCCATCGACTATGGCAAGGAGCCGGTAGACGGGGGCCGGCGATCCGATCCGATCACCGAGCGCCAGCTGATGGCCGCCGATGAATTGCGCCGCGCCCGGCGCCGATTGCGTGATCCTGATCGGTATCAGCTGGTGTGCCGGATATGCGGCGAGGGATATGCCTTGCATGAACTCGGCCGATCGAGGCGCGGCAAGCTGGCCGCCGCCGATGAACTGCGGTCCTGCCTGGACGATCTCGCCGACTTGTGGGGCCTTGCCACCCGCCGGCCCTAAGCCCCATATCATGCCGGCAAAGGATGGGGCCAAAATGAAATGGATAGTCACCGTTCCGCTCTGGCGAGCCGGAAAGGGCGTGCCGATCCCGGAACGGATCGAGCAACTCGAAACCTTCAAGAAGCTGATCGGCCACTATGCGGTCGAATTCGATAGCGAGGGAAAGGCCAACGAATGCGCCCATCTCTGGACGCAAGTGCTCGGCTTCAGCGTCGAGCCCAAGAAAAAGCTCACGATCCCGACGGACGGTTGATATGGCCAGCGCCCACGATATCGAAGGCCACATATTTATCCGCTTCGCCTTGGTCGGGCGCCCGGTCCTGAACGGCCTAGCCGGGAAGGGCCAACGCCGCCGCCGTGATCCTCTTTCGGCAACGCTTTTCGCCCGCGATATTGTCGGCTCGCTGCGGCGTCAGATCAGCTTCAGCCGGCAAGGCCAACCCGCCGACGACGCGACGGTGGAGGAATTCCTCCGCGAGGCGATCTGGCAAATCCCCACAGAGTCGTTTGTCGATCTGGTAGGCATCGATGCCGGGCGAAGGGATAAGACGAAGCGAGAGGTCTCGAAAGCGTTGGCCGCGAAGCTCATGGCTGAATTCGAGATTGTCGATGACCCGGCGTTCTATCACGGTCACGCTGGCACCGGACCCCTCGGCCCGAAGGCATGACTTGGCCTTTCGCCCCGTCGGGCTGCCGGTGCGTCCTTACCGACACTGCCCCATCACAACCATCGATTTACTCTTTGCCGCTACAGATGGACTGGCCGAGGGGTGGGGACATGGTTGGAAAACAAAGTCACATTAGGAATCCTTTAACAGTCATCGCGATCTTCGCCGGCATTGCCGAGCTGAGCGGTACTGCCGTTCTGCCAGCACTTGAGCCGGCGGTGCAGTATATTTACGTCTGGTTCCTGATGGGGTTTCCTACAGCCCTGGTGGTCCTATTCTTTCTGGTATTGTATCTGAAGCATCATGTCCTTTATGCCCCTTCAGATTTCCGGGATGACAAAGGCTGGCTAAGCCTTGCGGAGAAGCGGGTCATTCTTGAACAAAGGGTTGACCGCGCCATCGTGGAGGCGAGCGAGGAGCTGTCAATCGAAGCAACGGAAGCGTCAGCTCTCGAAGCTACTGAGCCAGGATCTCCAGAGGATACCGAAGCGCCAAGCCCCAGTGCAGGCGCTACCCCCCCAAACGCTGCGTCGCGTTATGTGGACGTGCGGTCGCGAGTGAGGGAACTCTTCAATCACCCGATCCCCATCACTAGGACCCAGTCGACAGATGATGTTTGGGTCATGAGGGAACTGGCCGGCGCGGCGCTGGAGGCGGAGACATTCTTCAAGGAGGTAATTGGTAGAGAGAGAGGGCTCAGCTGGACTAGTGAATTGATGCGAGAGCATAGCCGCTTCGATGGCATCTCGCGCGGCCCCCCTATGGTCGTTCTGGAGACCCAGTACACGCGGCACAGTGCCTTCGGACCGCGCGCGAACCGCATGAAAAAGGTGCTCGCAGATGTTTTGTCATTCTATAAAACCTTGAGCGACGGCGAGCGAACCGGTTTCCTGTTCCTTTATTGCGTCGCCTACGAGGAAGAGACATTCGAGCGAATGGCGGAATTTCGGGCGCGGCTCCAACATCTCGCGACTGAATTGCCATTCAAAACCGAAGTGGTGCTCGAACACATGTCCGAGCTACGCCGAATGGCCACGTCGCCTAGCCCTTAACCGGGCCAGTCAAACTCCTATTGCCCCGAGCCCGTTCCCGGATTCGTGCAAACGTTCTTTGCCGATTTGACAGAGTGTGACCGAAAACCGTATAAAGCAGCTATATCCCCGTCATTGCCACTAGATATAGGACGCGCCGGCCCGATCGGCGCTCGATGCGATGCCTCGACTCCGCGCTCTGCAAGCAAACATTTCATCGCTGGCGCCGCTGGTCGGCTATGCCTCCGACGATGCCGACAAGAAGCGGCGGACCTTCCAGCCATGGCGTGCTTGGTACAATACAGCCGCATGGGAGAATCTGCGCCAAGCCGTGTTCCTGCGCGACAATTACACCTGCCAGCGGACAGGCGAGCTTTGCACCTCAAAGGCGCCGGCCCCGAATAGTCCCGTCGCGCACCATAAGACCCCGCATCGAGGCAATCCCAAACTCTTTTGGGATATCGACAATATCGAGACCGTATCCAAGCGGGTGCACGACTCCGAAATCCAACGTGAAGAACAGGCCATCCCCCACGGCCAATGGGATTGACGCCATGCCTTGGCATCTTGCCTTCCCGGTGCTGATCATCGTCGGCGCCCTGATCATCTTCGTGCTCGTTACCGGGATCGCCTCGTAGATTGCCGACCGGCTGATTGGTTGTCGGCGCGCTCGGTTGAGGCTGACGGGGTGAGGCTGTCATCATCGTCTATTTGTGAGTCCAGACCTTCCACGCCGAAACAAACAAGATGACCGCGAGGGCGGGAAGCAGCACGCCATTCGGTACGAGGCCGAGCAACCTTCCGCCGATGAACGTTCCTAGCATGGACCCCATCGCCATGATGAGCACAAAAAACTTATTCTTGCCTAGCACCGAAAAGCTTTGGTCGCGGCTGTAGCGGGTGAAGCCCACCAGCATCGTCGGCAGGCTCACGGCCAGCGAGAGGCTTCCGGCCAGTTTGATGTCGGCACCAAACAGGAGGACGAGTGTTGGTATCAGCAGTTCGCCACCGGCCACACCAAGCAGGGACGCTACGATGCCAATGACCAACCCTGCTGCAATTCCTGACGCAATGAGGATCGGGCCGTTAAAGAAGGGACTACCGGAGGACGCCGCGTCATGTCCGAAGACCAGAACAATAGCTATCCCGACTAACAGGATGGCAATGATCTTATAGAGGTTTTCCGATTTTAGCTGCGTTGCCCATCCCGCCCCCAACCAAGCGCCTAGTAGGCTTCCCGCCAGCAGATTCACGATGATGGGCCATTCCCCAGCAACGTCGGCCAGGGGCACCGCGCTTGCCCGGAACGGCAGCGCCGTTGCCACCACTACAAGGCTCATGGCTTTGTTGAGGATAACCGCTTCGAGAGCGGCAAACCTAAAATATCCGATCAGAAGTGGCAGGCGGAATTCCGCGCCGCCAAGGCCGATTAGGCCCCCGAGCGCGCCAATGATTGCCCCAGCGCCGAATGCGGCGGGACGAGTGGGTGACTTTGAGCGGACTAATCTCTCCATGCGGCGATCTATTCACGAAAACATAACGGTTGTCGATATCGCTCGGCGCAGTAGATCGAAAGCTGAAGGGGGGGCGGGCTAAAAGTTCGAAAGCGCCCTCCCTGCTGGCCGGCCCCCGCGCAATTCGGAAATTTTTTTTCGCGCCGGGGAAAAAAGCGAGAGCGAAAACAGAGGATTTTTAAAGTCCATCATGGAAAACGCCGAAGATTGGGCGGCCTATAAGGTCGAACGGCGGGCGGTATCCGCCCTTGAGCCCTACGCCAACAATCCGCGCACCCATACCGAGGAACAGGTCGCGCAGATCGAGGCCAGCATTCGGGAGTTCGGCTGGACCATGCCGATCCTGATTGACGAGGGCGGGGGGATCATCGCAGGGCACGGTCGGCTGATGGCGGCCAAGCGGCTCGGCGCAAGCGAGGTCCCGGTCATCGTTGCGGCCGGCTGGACCGAGGCGAAAAAGCGCGCCTATGTGATCGCCGACAATCAGCTGGCGATGAATGCCGGATGGGACGAGGAATTGCTGCGGGTCGAAATCGGGGCGCTTGACGACCTTGGATTTGACCGCGCGCTGCTCGGCTTTGATGACGATTACCTCACCGATCTATTCGCCGAGCCGGCCGAGCCCGATCCGCCGAAAGTATCGCTTGCCGAGCGCTTCGGCCTGCCGCCGTTCTCGGTGCTGAATGCTCGCGAGGGCTGGTGGCAAGCGCGCAAGGCGGCGTGGCTGGCGCTTGGCATCCAATCGGAACTCGGGCGCGGCGAAAACCTCTTGCAATTCTCCGACACCATCAACGAGCCCGATCCGGCCAAGCGCGCCAAGCGCAAGGCGAACGGCAAGACCGCCGCGCGGACCTTCGGGCAGGATTTGATGCGCGGCGAGCATGTCGTGGGCGGTGGCAAATGACTCGATCGATCCAAACGCAAGAGTGGGTGCAACAGAAGATCGCCGAGGGCGATATCGAGGGCGGCATGTCGGCCGGGCAAACCGGCACGTCGATCTTCGATCCGGTCCTTTGCGAGCTTGCCTATCGCTGGTTTTGCCCGCCGGGCGGCCTGATCCTCGATCCGTTCTCGGGCGGCTCGGTGCGCGGCATTGTCGCCAGCAAGCTCGGCCGATCCTATCTCGGCATCGATTTGTCAGCCCGGCAGATCGCCGCCAATCAGGAACAGGCGACAAAGATATGCGGCGCGCCGGAACCGCGCTGGATCAACGCCGACAGCCGCGACATCGATAGCCTGGCCGGGGGCCTGGCCGCCGACTTCATTTTTTCCTGCCCGCCCTATGCCGACCTTGAGATTTATTCCGACGATCCCCGCGATTTGTCGAATATGACCTATCCCGATTTCGTCGCCGCCTATCGCGAGATCATCGCGAAAAGCTGCGCGATCCTGAAAGACGACCGCTTCGCGTGCTTCGTCGTCGGCGAGGTCCGCAACAAGCGCGGCGCCTATTATGGCTTCGTCCCGGATACAATCGCGGCCTTTCAAGCGGCCGGGCTGGCGTTTCACAACGAGGCGATCCTGATCACCGCCGCCGGATCATTGCCGATCCGCGCCGCCAAGCAATTCGAGGCGACCCGAAAGCTCGGCAAGACGCATCAGAACGTGCTGGTTTTCTGCAAGGGCGATGCCAAGAAGGCCACGGCGGCGATCGGCGAAGTCGAATTCGGCGCGATCGACGGGGCCGACTCGGAATATGGCGAGGAGCTTTGAAGCCGATTGTTAGCGTCCATGACGGCATCCATGTCGTCCGCGACGATCTATTCCCCGGCGGCACCAAGGCGCGTTTCATTCCCCGCCTATTCGAGGATGCCGACGAACTGGTCTATGCCAGCCCGCCCGAGGGCGGGGCGCAGACGGCGCTGGCGCATTGCGCTGGCCAGCTGGGCAAGCGCGCAACGATCTTCGTCGCCCGGCGCCAGACGCCGCACCCACGTTCGCTTATGGCCAAGGCGCTCGGCGCCAAGGTCCTACAGGTCTCGCCCGGATATCTCTCCGTTGTTCGGGCGAGGGCGCGCCGCTACGCGGCCGATCGCGGGGCTCGATTACTGCCTTTCGGGCTCGATGTGCCGCAAGCCGGCCCGCAGATCGCCGAGGCGGCGCGCATGATTGATGTCGCCCCGGATGAAATCTGGTGTGCGGCCGGATCGGGGGTGCTGGCGCGCGGCCTGAAAGCGGCATGGCCGAATGCAAGTTTGCATGTCGTCCAGATCGGCAAGGCGGTGAGCCCCGATCGCGTCGGCGGCGAGGTCCATGTCTACCCGCAAGGCTTCTCGGATCGCTGCAAGACCCGCCCGCCATTCCCGAGCGACCCACACTATGACGCGAAGGCTTGGGAGCTATGCAAGGCCCGGCGCGGCTCCGGGGTGGTGCTTTTCTGGAATGTGACCGGACCCGCAAAGACAGGAGAATAAGATGGCGCTGCAATATTCCGTAGCGGTGCGAAACGCAAAGCTCGATGCCGTCGAAACCGCGATAGGGGCCTCGCCCATCCTGAAAATTCGCACAGGCGTCCCGCCGGCAAACTGCGCGGCGGCGGATACCGGGACCGTTCTCGCGACGCTGACTTTGCCGGCCGATTGGATGGCGGCGGCGGCGAACGGCACCAAGGCGAAGGCCGGCACATGGGAGGACACCAGCGCGGACGCCGCCGGCACCGCCGGGCATTATCGGATTTATGCCTCCGATGGAGTCACATGCCATGAGCAAGGCACCGTGACGGCCACTGGCGGCGGCGGCGATATGACCGTCGATAACGTCGTCTTCGCCTCCGGGCAGGCCTTCACCGTCACCAGCTACACCAAGACCGCCGGCAACGCATAAGCGCCAGCCATGGCCGTCGGGACCCCGGTAAATCACGCGGCCTCGGGCGCGGCTGCTTCGACGCATACGACGGGGTCTTTCACCCCGCAGGCCAATTCGCTTCTCTATGCCTTCGTCATCGCCTTCGGCAGCACCACGGTCCCGGCTGATCCGACCATAAGCGATAGCCTCGGGGGCACATGGACGGCCATCCATACGGCGCAGCTGGACCCGGCCGCCAATCCACGGCTAAAGGCAAAGCTATTCCGCCGCACCATCGGCGCCGCGCCGGCCGCGATGACAATCACCGTCAACGGCGTGTCGCTGACGCAAATCGGCGTCATCGCCACATCGGTCACAGGCGCCAGCACCGACGTTTCGAACGTCGCCAGCAATGGCAGCACGGTGGGCGATCCGACTCCGGTCCTCGCCGCCATGGCCGGAACATCGGCCGCCATCGGCTGGTCGGGCTACGGCGGCGGCAATCAGGTCACGCACCCGACCGGCTACACCGAGCTAACGGACGTAGCGATTGCCACGTCCAGGCGCCTTTGTGCAGCCTATGATCTGACCGCCCCGGCGGCGACGCTCGATTTCGTCAGCACCAACGCGACCGGGCTGGCGATCGCCTTGGAAATCAAGGACGCGGCGGCGGCCAGCGGCAGGACGGCCACCGCCGCGCAGACCGAGGCGCCGGATACCCAAAGC